TTTTTTCATCATATTTGAGATAATAAAAAAGAGAGGGCATAGCCCTCCCTCGTACATGTAATCTCCTCACCTGCTCTATTTATACGTAAATATCAGCTACACAACGCTAATTGCTCCGCCCTTATCTGCTTCAACAGTCACCTTGTCGTCAGTAACGAGTGCTCCATCTTTGATAATATAGACGGAATCACCTTTGACAATCCCTTTGTCGACTCTCGAGCCATCCGAATTGAAATACTGCCACTCGTCTTTAACTTTAACCCAACCTGTGCACATTACTCCATCTGTGTCAAAGTAATAGCTTTTACCGTCTATTGTGTGCACACCATTTACATACATAAAACCGTCTTTAGAATCTAGGCAGAACCAACGCTTATCTAGATAAATCCAGCCTATTTGCATCTTACAGTTAGAATTAAAGTAGTACCACTTGTCTTCAATCTGTTGCCAACCAGTAGCTGCATAACCATCAGCATTAAAGTAATACCAAGCTCCATCTAGTTTCTGCCAGCAAGCTTTGTAGTAAGAGCCATCTTTATTTTTAAACCACCAACCACGATTATCTTGAATCCATCCATAGCTCTGAAAGTTCGGAACTACAAATCCTCTAATGAATCTGCCATTAGTAGCTATCTTACGATATCCTGTACTATGATTGTTATGAATATTAAATTCAAATACATTGATATACTTGCTGTCTGCTGATACAACGATACCTACATGGCTAGCGCCAGTGGTATTATCCCCTCTACCAGAATCTTGCCAAGCATAGATTATCCAATCGCCTGCACTTGGGATATAGGCATCATTCTCAACCCAAATTCCCATTTGCTTAGCTTTACTAACAATAACACCTACATTAGCAGAGCAAGGATAAGATGTTCCAACTCCACAAAGATATGCTACTGCTGAAGCACATGCAGCACAGAAGTTAGCTGAATATGTCATCGCCCAGCCATCAGGCTTATGTTTGTTGAACTCATCAATCAGAGTTTTATGACACCCTCCTTGGAAAGGCATCCCATTATATCTAATTGCAGTATTAACGATCTGTTCCCGAATTCCCATCTTCAAGTACCTCCGCATTTTTTAATCCTTCAGCAATAAGGTCTTCATGTAGTTTCGTGTTATCCATACCATAGGTCATAGCTAGATCACTATCTCCTATGCCCTTAGTTGTCGGATCTGTAATAACCCCAAGCATGCTCAAAAGCCCTAAGATAGCTGCTACAATCTTGGAAACATCTGTTTGTGGGATAGGAACTTTAATTCCTAGTGTTTCACAAATCATGTACCCTGTGGTTACTGCTGCACCAAGGAACATAGCTACCCATTTACCATTACGGAATCTAATTCTCCAATTTATCTTCATTTCTTACTTCTCCTTCCTATTTTCCAGATAACCGATTCGTTTTTCATGTTCATTTAATCGGCAATCGTGTTCATTGTGTTTCGTCCACATACGTGCATGTGATTCCTGATCATGCGCTTCTTGAGCCTTTACATCATCTTCAATCTTCGAAATATTTTTACTAAGTATTTCAACTTGAACTGTAAATGCTGATACGGATTTATCCAGCTTATTTATCGGTTCGCTTACTAACTTACTAAGGCTATAAATCAAACCTGCTAATGTTGATAATCCTAATATGATTGTTCCTAATGCTTCTGGTGACATTTCAAACCTCCTTTCTTTGACCATTAAAAAAACCGGGCTTATAACCCAGTCTTATTAGCTATTTTTATTGGTACAAAACATTAATCTCAAAGACCTGCTTTTGCAGTCCTGTCACTCTTCCGTTGACTGCAATTTCAACAGTTTTCTTCGAGCTATCCCAGGAATATCCATAAAATACCGCTGTCCATATATCATCAGCGCCAGCCTTATGTAAAGGATGTACTTGTGCTAGCAGTACCTCACTATCTTGTGGGATTCCTAGCTCTGCCATAGATATCGACGACATTGCTACACCACCGTTAGTCGCTATTGTTACACTTTTGTTTGCAACTTTCAGCTGTAGTAAACCATTGCCCCCACCATTAACTTTGCCTATTGCCATTATTACGTATCCTCCTTCTGATTAAACGGTAACTTCTTTTGTTAGCCTTATTACTGGGATTGTAATGTTGCCAAAGTTATTTTTTGAAACATACACTCTTACAAACCCTGATCGCGTCTCACAAATTTCATAAACTAGATCACTTTTCCCTGATTCTAAATAAATATCTGGGATGTGTTCTTCTGTACAGCGATTAATAGGTATATCAATTCTAAAAGGATATTTAGCATACGTATTATCTTCAACAGCAGCAGAGCTGTATATTTTGACATCTGTTTCAATTGTTATCATTTTAGACATGCTATTTCGTAGTTTTCCCGCGATGGTTCCATCTATAGCTGAACTTAGTAGATTCTTAATCTCATCGATTGCTAAATCCATTACTCTTGTTGTAGTGATACCACACAAGTTGTAATTTAGGCGCGTATCTGTAATGCGCTGTGCAGATATTGCATTTGTACCCCTAGCTACAAAGATTTCAGCTACACACAACTCATATGTGCTGCTGTTTCTTGTCAACTCAGGTGCCGATGGATTCGCAGATGGAGTCCCTTTAAGGACATACCAATCCGTTGCTCTTACATCAAGGGCATCATTATGCCTAACAATAACTCTATCTATCCTATCCAAACTTTCATCTGCTGCCTGAACCGCAAGTGTCCTACTCTCAGTGGATAAGCCTCCTGTGTGAGGGTCATTATCATAACAAAAAATTCCTCTAATTCTGCCCATACCAGGACTCACCACAACTGACATCCCTACTCCCGGAGTAGTTTCCCATCCACCTGGATATACTCCATCTGTCCAGTTCGCGAATGCCTCAATTCTATGGTCACTCGCTCCAGTCAAACGGTCCCAGGGAGGATTTGCCGATTGGTCATATATTGATTGATAAGGAAATGCTCTCATATCTCACCTCTTCATTTCTTTTCTTTAACGTTTAACTCTTTTATGCCCTAGTGTTATAGTATAGGTCTGTGTATTCTTTTCCCAAACCTCATGAACTTCTATAATCTGGGCTTCATATGTAATCCCCACTTCTGGGATTTCCACCAACACAATATCTCCAAGATTGTAATCTATTAGATATCGACAACCTGCTATCTGTAGTGGTGTAACTTCTATATCTCTAATTACATAATGATTTAAAAGTTCAAGCTGACACATCTGCACAATTTGAGCTTTAATTTTAGATTTGTTAGATGCCGTAATATCAAGTCCTTCAGGCATAGAGAAATCCATTGACATCTCTTTCTGTTTAAATCTATCCTCAACTTTAAGGGCGCTTGTAAAAGAATCTGTCTCATAGTATTTGCCACCTACATAGGAAGTTCCACTGTACCCTTCTTTTACAACATCATCTGGGATTTCTACATACCCTGTACATTTATGCTTATAAACCGACATGTCTTGGGAATAGATAATCTCTTTTGCATTGCCTATACCCTTTGAAAATCTTATTCCAGTCTCACGCGGCTTTACAAACTTAATTTCCCAGCCACCATTCCAATTAATCTGAAATGATTCCTGGTCAAGAGCCAAGATGCGATACATCTCCACTCCAACGTCAAGGCAGCGTGTCATTACTTCATCTCTCTGTTTCATGGACTCACTATCGTTTGCTTCCTTAATACCTTTGCCATTTAAGTACGTCATGAGCTGGTCATTCATGCGTTTTGATGCAACAATTGTCATTCCATGACCCGTCGTAGCATCATTGGCCATATCCTCTGCAAACTTGCCTTCCGTTGTAACATATCGACCATTTGGATCAGATTTGTAAGATGGCTTGTATACAATACCAACCTCTCTGCGACCTTCGGCCATTATGTAAGCAGCTTCAATATAATGCTTTGAATCACTTGCAGATACAATACCATGTGAAAGAATAGTATGTACTTCCGGGTTATTACGGAAATCACTTGAGTTCCTATTCCATATCCTCTTTGATAAAGCAAATTTTAATTCTTTTAGATATTTATTTGCTTTATCAATATTAAGTTGTTTTCCATTAAAATCTTCATCTTT